GCTCAGCTGGTTAGAGCACAGCACTCATAATGCTGGGGTCGGCGGTTCAAGTCCGCCCCTTGCTACCAAATATCAAAGGGTTACGGTTAGCGCCGTGGCCCTTTTTTTATGGTTGACTCAAAGTTGACTCAATATTGCCCCAACTGGGCGATAGGGTTTAACTGAACCGCTGAACTCAGGTGATCAGGGCTTAAATGTGCATAGCGCATTGTCATTGAAATATTGCCATGCCCGAGAATACGTTGCAGCGCGAGGATATCTCCCCCCGCCATCATGTAATGGCTTGCGAAGGTGTGGCGAAGAATGTGGGTCAACTGTTGAGGGGTAGAGAATCCGGTTCTCTTATAGGCAGAACGAAACGCATCCCGGCACGATCCAAATAGCCGCCCTGGGCCATCGTTGCCTAAATCTTGTATTAAGGACAGAACCTCCGAGCTAACGGGTACGGTCCTCCCCTGCCCTGTCTTCGTCGTGCCACCGTGAAACGTAACTTTTCCCGGGAGAAGGGAGCTTACGGTAAGGGCCTGGGCTTCACCCCAACGGGCACCAGTAGAGAGGCAAAGTAATGCGACGGGGTAACAATGCGGGTTGGAGCTGGCACGGCATTCATCAAGAAGCGAACGGCACTGGTCTAGTGTAAGGAACGACAATTCAGACTGAGCTACCTTTAACTGTCGTACAGGAGCAAGCGGGTTGTTCTTGATCTCCCCCATCCTAACCAGCTCAGACAGCACAGCAGACAAATAGCGCTGTTCATGGTTGACCGTTGAAGCGGTAACAGTCTTGAGACGCTCAGCACGGTACTCAGCCCAATCTAAGGCGGTAAAGTCTGAAACAGTTGGGTTGCCCAGGCGAGAAACAATTGCATTGGTACGGCTCAAACGGTACTTAGCGTCCTTAAGGGACTGCCCATGCAGGTTATGCCAAATAGCGACGAGATCGGAAAGACGCCGAGGCGATACGTCACGGCTCTTTATCTTTCGTACATAGGCAACTGCATCCAGGCGGGTTTGAAACCCCCGTTTCCTAACGCGCTGATTCTTTGACCGATCTAGGTAGAAGTCTACAGCCCAACCCGATCCATGACGCTTTACTTCACTCATACGGCTTTGCCGTATCTAACCACGCGCTCTTTTAATAGCTTGAGAACGTGGGCTTGTATCTCCGTGCTAGTTTTCCCCTTATTTAGATAGTGATCACGGATCAGGTCATAGACCGGGAGAGCGTGGAGCGCACGCCACGTCTGTTCAAAGGTTAGCCGCATTCTGGCAGCGCAGCTGATGAAGTTGCCCAGGAGCAACTCTACATTTTTGCCTGAGAATCCAGCCGCTGTTTTGTGATACCGCTTGTAGTCCACTTGGTATTCATCGTCACAGAGCTTTTGACGGCTTAGAACGGTCCATACCGGATCAAACCAGCCCGGTCTAGCAAGGAACTTGAACTGCCGCAAGGCATAGCGCCAAAGGCCGTCACGGTGATCTACAAGGCCATAGTAGCTATCAAAGTCGAAAGCCTCACCGGTTTCAGTGTCTACGGTGCCTTCTGAAAACTGGCGAACCACTGAGTGGTGGAAACGCATCTCAAGACGCCAGACAGGCTGATCAGGATCGTAATGCCCAGATTGCTCCCAGTTGTGCTGCCACATATCCAACTTGTCGTGAGCTTTAGCCTCTTGTGACTTGTTATACAGGGCCATTTGTAAGCCATTGGCAGCACCGAAACGCCAAGACTGACCCCGCCCATAGGTGGCTGATTCAGAATCCCAATCAAGGGACTGAATGCCCTGGACAGAAGCAACCCGCTTTGAGCGACAGTGCAAGCGTGCTTCAAAATCCGCTGGGGGTTCCCAGCCTTGAAAATCCAACGCGATATGAATGGCGGTTCCAGAAGCTACGGAGTCTGAAAGCACGTCATTAGCGAGAATATCCAGCAATTGCTGTAGCTGTGCGGGGGTGTGAGCCTTGATGCAGTGGGGGGAAACCTCGATTTTCAGGTGTGGGCCTTCATTGCCTTCGTCAACATGAAAGGACTTAATCAGAAGGATCAACCCGAGATCTGCATTCTGTAGACGGAACTGATAGCCGGAGCTTCGCCCGGTTCTACCTGGCATCCAGTCATAACCGGCAAACTCGACCACATCACGGCTTTCAAAGAGATCAAGCACACCCGGCTTGATACTGCCCCTGTAGAGCTGACGAATGGTGTCAGTACCGAAATGCACCATTTTAAAGTCTGAAAGGTCTGTAACCTCGCAGGTTCCTGCATCGACAAAGATACGACCATCCGGCGCTTCGAGCATATCCGGGCCAAGGGAAACCATGTGATTAGGAGCTTTAGCCATTATCAGTACCTATGTCGTTATGTGGTTTAACGTGTTTCTCGTTATATTTTTATAAGACGTGCTACAGGGACGTCTTGTAGCGGCCGGGAGCGGTCGCCGTGGCTCGTGCCTCGCCATCGGCGCCCCGCTCCCTGCCTCTCTGTTGCCGTTCTGCACGTGCTAAATGATTAAAAATGCCGTTCTTGAGGATTCGCCTGCACATCTGCCACGGCATATCAGTGATGGTTGTGCCTTGCTGCGTGTAACAAGTGCAATCGCTGAAGTCTGAGCGCATGGACATACAACCATGGACTACCGGCACGGATAGGGCTCGACGTGAAGCAGGGCTATATAGAGGCGCGGTGTAAGGGAGACCCGGAACTTCCGGGACTAACAGGTCCCCCCATGCTTGTGGCTTGGGCGGTTCCGCTCGCTGAACTTGCGAGCTGACGGGTACGCCATCGACCTGGGCTTGTGTTTCTTCTTGGGTGCTTGTGCCGTAATTGGTGTAAAAGCGCCAGACCATAAAAACGGTGAAGGCGATCAAGATAGGGAAAATAAAAAGGATTTTCGGCGGCTTGAATTTGTGGGTATGAACCTCTGCCGAGTGGTAATAGCCCCAGACCCGTTTAGGAAGCTTCTTTTTTGCTTTTACGCAATTATCTAGCTCGGATTTGGTTGAGGGATTCACATAGCCAGAGCCAGAGTGATATTCGATGACAAAAGGGGCACCGAAAGGCCTGCTGTAGTGGTACTGCTCATTGCACAGCTTGCGGGCATGAGTATCCAGCAAGGAAGGATCCTGGCTGATAAAGATGATATCCCAGCCATGGTGACGGTGAGTTTCTAACGCAGTGAGGCCCGGAGGAACAGGCTTGCTTGCTGGCCTCCCCGGCCATATCTGTTGGGCTTCATCCACGACAAGAACAGCACCATCTGGGAGGTGTTCAGGCCAGTTTTTAACATCCTCGTCGGTTAGCTCATGCCAATCCAGCTTTAGGTCACGGATACCGCGATAATAAACCGGGCGTTTTGTGTCGCTGCCCTCAACGTTGAAGCGCTTGTCATGCAGAACGAAATCAAGGGTATTGCTCGTTTTGCCCGTTCCGGGCTTGCCCGTAAATAGCCAGAACATTATTCACCCCCGTTTAAATCCATGAAGCCGAAGCGTTTGAATGCACCGAAAAGGGTTCGGATTGAGATAATCCCGATATAGGCGCTTATTATCAGGCTAAGGAAAACGTCGAAGCCCGCCATGGTTATGACTGCGAGAATGTCAGAGGTGACGCCGCCCATTGCGCTTTTTATGTGTCCTATCACTCCATCCATGGTGACCTGGACACCGGTCAGGGATATGGTTCCGAGGCCAATAGCGCCAAGAACGCGAGCAGTAGTGGGACCGATAATAGAGGCGATAAAGGCAGCGACTGGCTGCAACCAGAAAGGCATGGTTATTTCTCCGTCATTGATCTAAAGGCTATAAATCCAGCAGCGATCCAGCCAAGGGCTATAACTAAGGGCCTGATCCGTGAAGCAAAGTCACAGATGAACGTGAACGGTATGGCTATTGAGCCGAAGGGGGGGACGGATATCTGAATATCAGCCGGGCATGAATTGGAACCGCCAAAGCCGGAGCCGGAGTCGTCCAGGCCATCAAGGAATGAGCCAAAACCGACTTCATTTGAGGCTATTTGGTTTTCTGGGGCATCGCCATCAAACAGTGATTCGCCGCCCTGATTGTATTCATCAGTGCCCTTTAGCTCTTCACGAAATAGTTTGTCCTGGCAGTAGTGGTGCCAGTCATTCAGAAGGACGGCGCATTGTATGGGGTCAGCAGAACTGCAATCAGGTTCGTCTACCTGATCCTTGTCACAGGTTCCACCTGTAACAGAATTGGGCTCATCTTCTTCTGGCTCTTGATCGTCCTCGACTCCATTCCCATCTGCATCGGTGTCCTGGCCGTCTGGTATGCCGTCGCCATCCGTGTCCGGGTTGTTCGGGTCAGGGTCCATACCGGCACCACCACCGGCACCATTACCACCACCGGTTCCGGGAGCATCTGGAGCGCCATCGCCATCACGGTCAGAATCTTCACCATCGGGGATACCGTCGCCATCAAAATCAGGATTGGAGGGGTCCGGGTCTTCACCATCGGGCAAGCCGTCGCCATCGGAGTCGGGGTTGCTCGGGTCGGGATCGTCGGTATCAGGTATACCGTCACCGTCTGAGTCATCGGGTTCTGGCTGCTCTGATGACTCTTTGCAGTATTTTCGACCGTCTATGACGGTGTAATTTGGGCAGGGTGAGTCCGGGGCTACCTCACAAAACTTTTTACCATTTGTTGAGCGGTAACAGCCGTCCTCGTCTGTGTAATCGTGAAAAGGACGGTCCTGGAGAGGCTCTGAATTTTCACAGAAGTCACCGTTGCTTCTAAATCTTGCAGAACAAGAAGTTGTAGATCCTGCAAAAACACAAGTTGAACCGCTGATTCGGACAAATTCGCAATTAGCGTCGCAAACAGACGAAGTTTTAACGTCGGTGGAAATGCGTTTTTCTGTTCCTGCAGGGATTGTGCATTCTGGGGGTTCAGGGGCTTCACTTGAGCAGCTGTAACTGCCATTACCGTCGCTAACTAAAGTAGGGTATCCGGGGGGGCAAGCCCAATTCCTCCAGGAGTATTTTCTCCTGTCGGGGTAGCTACTAGAAGGCGCTGGCTCGTCCCACCGTTCGCACTTTTTGACATCCCAGCCATAGCCGCCCTCTGTTGCACATTGCGGAAACGTTGGAGCCGAATCGCCCTTACAAGTGGAAGGGTTGCCAAAATATCCCGGATAGTGACAAAAGCCAGCGCTAGAATAATCAGCAGTAAGCTCCGCTAAAGCAGAGTTAGGGAAAGTGGAAAAAGCTACGAAAATAGCAAATAGAACGCCGAGAGCGAAACGATTAGATAAAGCCATGGGCCTACATCCGGTTCCATTTTATTACCCCTGATTAAAAAAGGGGGCCGAAGCCCCCTTACCCTTCGGTTCGGGTTACTTGATCACCCGGCGAACGTAGGAAACGCCCGCGATCACAGCCAGGACGCCAATGACAGCAAGCGCGATAGTTTCCACGTTGCTGGACTGGCCAGTGATTTCACCGGCGGCGGCGGTTACGTCCAGGGCCGCGTTTGCAGCGCCCGCATACATCGCAGTACCACCAACGACAGCCAACTGGCCAACTTTTTTACCCATGCCGTGGGTGCGGGACTGGATAGACTCCAGACGGGCCTTGATTGCATTTTTCATCGTGTTGCTCCGTGATTTAATTTTGAGTTTTAACGGATGAGGCCGAAAAGCTTTTTACAGCCCCAGACTGTTGCCCATAGGAGCAAACAAGCCCCGAGCAGCTCGTTACTCTGCTCGTATGTGAGCGGGGGCAGTCCTAAAGGCCCTGTCTCCGCCACAATTTCCAGCGTGCCGGTGCAAAGGGCTGCCCCGTCCTGGGCTTGTTGCCATTCACCACCCGTGCACGCTATTAATTCCATTTGTCAGTTGGGTCCTGTTATTTGCTGTCAGGCTTTGCGGTGGTTGTGCCCTGGGATGCTTTTTTGGGCACTACGCCGACAAGGAAGGGCTGGCTTTTGCCACCTGCTGCGCGCTTCAGTACTGAGATAAACTCAACTTCATCACCGGATTCGAGGCCGGAGAGTTGATCGAATACTTCCGGGTCTGCGCTGAGCTTCATTACTTCAAAGCCGCGAGTCACGGTAGGATCGGTAGCAGGCTGGCCGGCGAATACTGAGCAGTAAACGTCACGCTCTACGGTGATTTTGTTCACGCCGAATACGGTCAGGTTCATTTGCATTTGCATAGTCGTTCCTCTTTGGCCTGTGGCCGTTGGTTTAGCTGGTCGGTATGCCCAGCTCTTTTAAAATCTGTTTGGCATCGATCATTCCTTTACTCGATGCGTGTTTTCTGCAATTGGCTCTGGCTTCCCTTTCGGTTTTAGCGAAGGCGATGAAGCACCACGGGGAATAAAGGTTCTTCGGTTTTTCCCCTGCGAAGTAGTTGCGTTCAGAAATGTAAGTACCTGGACGTAGCTGGCGCGTTCTGTACATGGCGCATTTGCTGTAGCTCTTGATTCCAACTCTCTTGAATTCCATGGTTAATTCCTGAGTAGCATTCTGTAGTCGTTTTGCTAAGGCTTTGGCCGGTATACAAACCGAGAAAAAGAGCAAAAGTGACGACAGCAATAAAATCAAAATTCATAAGCTTCCCTTACGGGGGCGCCCTTCGGGGCGGCTCTATTCGCTTTGCTCACCAGCACGAAAAGACTGTGCTGGCCCTTACGGGTAACGATCCTCGCCTCTCCGCTCCGCTGCGCACTCCGTTTGCAAAGGTCAAAGGAACAAGGGCACCGGTAAACCGGTAAAGGCGCTTTCTTTAAAGTGCAAAACCGCTCCCGGCTCTGGATCGAAGGCAGGGGGTTCCCTACCCCGCCACCCACGCCTGTCTTTTTGCGGACAGTGAGGCAACAAATGACCGGGGCAAGGCCAGAGCCTGCGGTGCTGCGCAGCCTTGCCCCGGTCATTTGTCACCTCCCTTAACGTCCGCGACAGGCGAAGGTGACGAGGCAGGGAATTCGGGGGGACAGCCCGCATCAAGCCACGCAGTCAAAACCGCGCCAGCAAGGTCATAAAGGTCTGTTCCACGGGCCACGGATTCCTTGAGGAGCTTTAATTTTGTGGACTTGGGGGCGACAACGTAGAAGCGCTGGGGCTTGTCGTCGTAGTTGTCCTGGGCATCAATGCGGGGAGGGATAGCAGTCATACTGCACCCCCGAAAAGGTCAAACTGGTCTGTTTTGGCTGAAGTAGTCAGAGAATCAAGTTTGAGCGGATATTCCTTTTGTTCGCGCCATGAGAAATAGAAAGGTTTCCCGTCTTGGTTGAAATTGATACCTGTAAAGCAGGCCTGTTTAGTCTTAAGACTAAAGCCGTTTACGCAGAAAGAGCCTTCATCGTAGACGCTGACTGACTCGACGCGAATTTTTGATTCAGGCCAGTCATAGGTTCCCTCATTGGGGAAACCAGAGAACGAGGCAATAAGTCCAGGAATAAAGTTAAAAGCTTTCATCAAAGCGCCCCCCAGAACAGTGACATTTGTGGAGAGGCATCACGGGAGCGGGAATAGGCAAAAGTCTTGGCGCGGTCTAGCTGATCGGCAGCGAATTCAGCTACGTCATGGACACCGAGAAGGTTAGTCACCCGGACACTGATATAGGCGCTGTATTCAAAGATGATGGCCGAATAGCGAATACCTGCACGGGACAGCAAAGAAAAGACTTTCATGGACAAGCCGGGGGCTTTGTCGGTTTCACAACGGTATTTGCGGCCTTTTCGTTTGTAGATTGCCTTTATCATTGCTCTGCCTCCTGAACCATCTCTACAAAGGCCAGCACGTTCACCATCCGGCGCTTTGCGATTTTGACGGTGGGTATCTCCCCCCGGTCTATCCAGCCTCGAACCACTCCATCTGATACGCCGATCCAGTCAG